ATCATTGTTAACTTTTACTGCTACCATCCATGTTCCTATTGGTGCATTTAAGTCATATTTTCTAGATTTATCATATTTTTCATCTTCAACTATCCAACTTTCTACCACAGATAATCCTTGTAAAGGTAATTCATGTTCTAACGTTGATTTATTTTGGTTTCCACGCATTAAAAATAATTCACTTGCTTTTTTTACTGTTTTTTTAGAAAAATATATATAATATTCTTTATCCGTGTTTTTTCTGTAAATAGGCTTATTAGGAATAAGCGCTGCACCCATTAAAATCTTTTTTTCAGCATCAACTTCAGCTAATTTTAGCTCTTGATTTTTTAAAGCTATAAAATCTTCCTCAATTGCTGGGTTTTCTACTACTGAAATGGCTTGTATACCAGAAAACTGGTCATTTTCATCTATAAAAAGTTCTATTATATCCATATTATAATAATAAAGTTAGTTGTTTTTTGTTATTTATCCTAAAGCTGCACCTCTTAGAATGTTTCTATCCAGCTCTTGTGCTGTTGTTACATCATTAGAAACAACAAATGCTTTTACTGGTTTTTGTGTTTGTTCCGATATTACATTAGCTAATTGGTTCGTATCACTAGCCCCTACCACGTTAAATGCAGGTGGTGTAGCAGGTGTTGGTGTTGGTACATTACCCCCGCCGCCACTACCTTTTGCAAATGCAGGTGGTTTTGGATCTTTGGTAGCAGTAATAGCTTTTACATTAGCTATACCTGCAGCAACAGTTGCAGCTGCAGCAATAAAGTTAAATGGAGGTGGAGCAGATTTTAAAGCTGTGTTAGCTGCTGCATATGTATCTCTTATAGCTTGCACAACTGCTATTGCTTTTCCGAATTTAGTATTTTTTCCTACTATTGCTGCTAAATTACCTAATGCATCCGTTACTAACTGCTGTTTTGATTTTTGTAACTTTTTTTCTATTTCTACTTGTGCATTACCATTTTCTTGTTGGAATGCAAGCAACTCATTATTAGCATCCGCATAAGCTTGTGTACCTTTGTTATATGTATCTCTTTTTTTAGTTAATCTTTCTTCCTCTAATCTTGCTTCTTCTTCCAGTACTAGTTTTTGCTGTTCTAGTCTTAGATATTCACCTTCTATTTGATCTGCATTAAATTGTTGTTGTGCTAAGTATCTTTCTGTTTCTGCATCTATATTACTTTGTGCTAAATCCTGTCTTTCTTTTTCTAAAGCTAAATCATTAACCTTTTGTTCACTTAAAAATCCAGTGACTGTAGCTTCTACTGCTAATAATTCATTTTTTGCTTCTTGTAAAGCTATAGCATTTTCGTCCGTAGCGTTTTTATCATAAGCTAATTGTGCAGCTCTTAAAACAAGGTTAGCATTTTCAGTCATTACCCTACCTTGTTCCTCTAAAGTTTCTCTTAATTTATTATTTGCTTCTATTCTTTGTTCTATTGTGTTTCTTTCTTCGTCTCTTACTTGTCTTTGTTGCTCTGCTAAAATATCATACTGTTCTATTAATCCTTGGTTTGCTACTTTTGCTAGTTCTGCTGCTTTATTTGCTTTTATAGTTTCTTTAGCCTGTGTAACTACAGCTTTTGTATAACCAACTACTGTTTCTTTTACTTTTTCGAAGCTTTGGTCTTGCCCAGTTATTATATCTACACTTTCTCTCCCAGCTTGTTTAAAGCTTTCCATGGCTGCACCAAATTCTCCTTTAAATAATTGCCCAAGCCCTTTTCCTATAAACCCTAGCGTTTCTTTGAATTGGTTAAATCTATCTATAACACCTTGTTTAAAAACTTGTACAAATTCTTTCATCGTTGCTAATGGATCTGTAAACAAAGCACTAAAGAAATCCTTCACATTCTGGAAATTACCCACTATAAAGTTTACAAAATCATTAAAAGCTATAGATACTACCTCGAAAGCTGTATTATAAGCATCCATTACAACCTGGTTTTGGCTAAACACCTTTTTTAATTCCCCTGCTGCTGCTATTATTAAAGCAAAAACACCTAAACCTCTTCCTAGTTTTTTAATAGACCCACCTACCTGTTTTACACCATTTTTAACATTAGTAGCTACACCTTTAATACCTTTTAAACTTTTTTCGGTATTTTTATTTGTTTCCTCTGTAGTTTTACCTAATTCAGCTACTTGCTGTTTTAGTTCCTCTACTTGTTTTATAGCTTTATCTGTTTTAGCTATAAGATCTATTGTAATTTTTTCCATTGTCTTTCTTGTTTAAATTGTTCAAACATTTCCTTCATAGATTCGGGGAATTTATATTTTCCTTGTGCAATCTGTATTATTTCAGATTCACCATTAGCTCCTTTTAATAATTGTAATATTGTTTCTATCATACTATATTTAATAATTCAAGATCAGATTCTCCAGTTCCTAAATTTGTTGTTACGCTATTGATTCTATATTCTCTATTTCCTAATACAAACTTATCTGCAAGTGTATAGGTTCTTAATATCTTCAAAGGTAAATATGCTTTTACTTTTATTAATCTACGCTTTGTCTTAAATACATCTGTAATATAACTTGTATAATAGTTAGCGAATAACGTACCTGTAAAACTATCTGATGGAGTGTATTCGTTTAATTCTTGATTAAAATGTATATTGTCATTATCCGTACTTGCGCTTGTTGATACACTATTGCTAGGTATAAAATAATCGTCTATGCTTGTATGTGAACCTGCGCCAGATGTTTCTTCTTCTAAAAAGCTAATAGTTGTACCATTTGTTATTTGTATAGGATAAAATAATAATGGGTCACCTAAATAAGCGTCATCATTATCATCAACAAACCATCCAACTTGTACATCAGTATTATTACTTGTAGAACTATCAACTAATCTTTCATATTTCATATGTTCAAAAGGTGCTTCTACTTTATAAATGCTTCCTGCTATTTCTCCTACTTCATCATCTCCCCCTCTATAGTTAGCTGTACCCCAACCTATACCAGATAATTGTTCGTGCTGTAAAGCTAATTTAGTGCCTAGTCCTTTGTACTTAAATTCTATTTCTCTATATGGTAAAGCTACATCTACTTGTTTTTGTGTCATATCTACAAAATCATCTATAGTATATGTCGTACCTGCAGCATAAAAATCATCTAATGTTTCTACTTTTATTATACCATCATCTTGTTTAAAAGCAGTCAAATTAAATACTTTAAACAATCCTGTTAAAAAATCTATAACTTTCATTTTAGGCATCTGTGCTGTACCACTAAATTCTTTAGTTGCAGCTATTGTAAATTCTGTTACATTAAAGGTATGCGATTCTGGTACTTGCAAATCTGACATTTCCCAACTAACTGCATTTTCAACACCTGATTCACCAAATGTAAATGCTTCTGTTACACTTAATCTAACTGTATAATCTCCATTTACTAAATCAATACTTTTACTAGCATCAGCAGGAGCAGTAGCATTAAATGTGTCATAAACTGCACCATCTTTTAATACTGTAACTGTATATGCTGTATTTTCACTTGAATTAGGTCTTACTGTTAAAGTAGAAGTTATTTTATTTGCTCCACCTTGACCTGAAACTGTTACTGTATCTCCTATTGAAATAACATTAGTCATTGTACTATCTAAACCAAAACTTACTAACTGCGTGTATGTATCTGGTGCATTAGGGTCATCTATAAATCCTTTTTTTCTGTGCATCCACATATATAGATTATAATAATCTGCATTACTTGTGTTAAAAAAATCTGTACTAAATGTTATTCCATATTTATCTTCAATAGCTTTTATAATAATATGTACTCGTATTGCATATTTTAATTCTTCCCAGTAAACTCCATGATGATGATGTGAGCCTGTTTGATAATATAAATTACCGCCTGATGCTGCAGGATATTCTGTATCTGCACTTCCTGTAGCTCCTGAATTATAAAATAATCTAGTAGTGTGTGTAATCATTGGAACTATCAAAGCATCATTATAAGTAACACTATCTACAGTTTTGTTTAATCCTGTAGTAAGACCTATTTTTACAGTACTCATATCATAATCAGTAGAAAAATTATTTAACCAATCTAAAGCATCTAATTCATCATCCCCTAATAAATCTTTTAAATCTACAGTATCTCCAAAAAAAGTAACTCTATAAGCATAAGGTTTATTATCTCGCATATCTACGCCTTCTAGCTTGATCTTACCATTCTCAAACGGAAAGTAATTAAGCTCTATAGTTGCAGATTTTTTTGTTCTTGCATCAAAACCATCCTCTATGTTATAATTGTAATAATGTTCAAATACTTTATTATTATCTTTAGATGCAGGTAAAGAAAATGTTTTAGTAAAGTTTGTAAATACCTTTGCTATGTCTCTAACATTTTGGATTGTTTGTGTTAATGAAACAGATTCATCTTTAAACATATCCATTCTGTTACCCTCTATATATAATTGTATATTCTGCATTATCTAATATCATTTACTTTATTAAACGCATAACTAAAGTCAAATGTATAATTTATGAGCTTGTCGTTTACTGATGTTTTAAACTGTAATGATTTTGTGTCTAGTATTATTGGTTTTACTTCTGTCCCATCATATACCCATACTTGTTCGCTTAACATTAATTGTTTTATTACTTCGTTAAATGATTCGTCTATAAATCCACTATTCATTTGTATCTTTTCTTTGCCTGTAACTTGAAACTGTCTTACCTGGTGTTTCTCTTTATTATATGTAGGGTCGTTTACAAAGTCCATTAGATTACGCTTATAGCTTTCAGAATTGCTATCCATACTAATCATTGACTTTTTATGAAAAGGCATTATTTGTAAAGCACCAAACTTGTTATAAAATACTACATCTAAAAAATCATATTTAGGTTCGCATACTTCTTCTAATGTCAATGTAACGCTTTGTGCATATCCTGACTTGCTTGTAGATACTGTAATCTGATCTCCTGTTTGTAAAGTAGTTGTTGGTGTAACTCTTATATATACTATTTTATCTTCTGATATATTTGTATCGCTAACTGTTATATCGCTTAATACATTACCCCAAGCTACGTCATATAAGTTCCAAAACTCATCTACTAAATTCCAAAATACATCTGCACCTCCACCTGTTGTAAATTCTATAGTACCTTCTGCTTCTGCAAATATTGGAAACACTATATCTCTACCTTGTTTAAAATATATCTTTGTGTTTGATTGTAAATATTGAGGTGTGTAGTTTCCTGTGTCTGCTATTGTATATGTTTCTCCACTTACAAATATATCGTTCTTTACAGTTAGCTGTGTATCACTATCTATTGCAGAAATAGTTGTACTTGTACTATCTGTTGTATTTGTAACGGTGTCTCCTACATCTACTGTCTTTGTAAATGTTTGTGTAGAATCTATAAGTTTATAAGCTGTAGTAGCACCAGTAGTTGTTGAACTTATTTTTGTAACAGCAGGATTTACAGAAGCTCTTGGATTAACTCCGTCCTCGAAATATCCATAACCATCAAATGCTAGATAATCATAGTTTTGCGTTTCACTTCCACTTGTTTTAGTTAGTGTTATATCTGCTTCTACCCAAACTCCATCAATAGAGTATGCGCCATATTCTGTTATAAGATAATCTCTAATTAATTCTGTTACTTCATATATTACATAATTGTTTGTGCCTATAATATTTTTAGCTATTGTGTATGTAGCCGATGCAGGTTTGTCTGTTGTCAATGTTCCTGAATATATGAATAAATCCATTGACGCAGAACTTAATGTTCCTGACGCAGGTTCTACCTTTATGTAATATGGACTTCTTGCATTTATTATTGTACTCATACTGTTTCTATTGTTATGTTAATTATATCTTTTCTAAAAGCTTCACCTAATCCACCTGGTAATCTTTTAAATGCTTGTTTAAATGGCTTAGTAAAAAAGAAGCTAGGCTTTATACCTTGTGCAAAAATAAACTTCTGCAGAACGTATCCTATAGCGTTATAGTTACCTTTTACAAATTTACCTTTAGCATCTCTTAACCTAAAGTTCCTTTGCTTTGCCCATTTCTTTATAAAACTATGTGGAGGTTTTTTGTTTTTAAAACTAAAAGGGCTATTTGGTGCTTTCTGTTTGCCGGTGAGTCTACCGTTTGTCCAGTCTGTAATTATACTAGGATCTTTACCTTTTACCCCTTGGTCTATAAAATCCCCATATTCATTCATATAAATAATAAGATTTAACCCTTCCGGAGTTGGAACTATTTTATGTTTTAAAGATTTATATAAATCCCCTGTGTTATTCCTTTTGTTTTTAGTAAGGTTAGATCTGGATTGCTGTATAACATATTTAGCAAACTTATTCAATATTTCCTCTGTTTCTTTTAACTGCATATCGTCATATCATTTCTAATTATAATATCATAAGTTGCCGTCCACCCTGCTAATTTGTTTTCAAATCTATCTACAAAAGGTTCACAAGTAACATTACCTTCTACCTGGTATAAATCCGAATATAAGCTACCTCTTCTTAATAAATCTGTTAATCTTACTGCAACTGCTAATTGTGTATTAAGAACATCATGTTCGTTGTCGTTTCCAATAAATTTATCAGTAGATTCAGCTTTACTAATGTCCACAATATCCATAAATAAAACAGAAATATTAAAATTAATTGTTTTTTCATTTAATGTTGTATTGTTAATTACTATATGGGATAAGGGAAAAATGCTTTGCTTATTTAAATCTACATCATCTATATTTCCTATAGATACAGTATTTACAAAAGGCTCTGCTTGTAATGTATCTTTTATTTTTTTTATTATGTCGTAAAAACCTGTCATCGTTTAAATTTATCTTTTAATCTTTTATTTTCTAATTCTATTTTATCTTTTTCAAATGCTAAATACATTAAACATTCATGTAAGCTGAAACTGGTGATTTGGTTAAAGTACCTAAGGTTTCCCTTAGCAATTCCATATATAGACTGATACCAGCCCCACTTTTTTCCAAAGTTTGCTTCGATAGAGTATTCACCTCCTTCTCCGTTAAAGACTTCAGGATATTTATCGATAATTCCTTGCTTAAACTGTAAAAAAAAATAAGGGAACCCATAACAATGCTTAATGGCATATCTTTCATCTTTTCGTTAATCCCATCATATTCTTCTATTAAGTATTTACCTGAACTTTCATATGTTACTGGTCTATACAGTACACTCATTGCTTTATGCATTGTTTGCCAATCAGATAAATAAGTATCTAGATCTATATATTCCCCAAAAGTTATATCATCCAATTTAGGTATAAAACCATATTGTTTATCTTTATAATTAAATGTTTTTTGGAAGGGTTGGTCTTTTTTAAATAAATTATCTATATGTTTTAGTATTTTATTTAAACTATGGTATTTGACTTTTACAACATCTTTTAAATCTATTTTACAAAAAATCTCTACCATTTTCTGATTTATAAAATCGCTAGCTTCTTGACCGTCTGAGATTTTATGAAACTTTTGGTATTGTCCTAAAGTTATATCATCTAAAGAACTAGGAACATAAATATCTATTTTCATATTAAAACAATAAAATTATCTTAATAATGTATAAAAAGAAAGGCCATTGTTCCCAATGACCCGTCTCTACCAAATAAACAAACACTATGAAAAATAGTTTCTTTAATCCATTACCTTACCAAATCTTTGGGCATAGTAATGTGCATACACTCTTTCTAAACCTTCCGTTAATTCTAATTCTTGCTTATATATTTGCTTCCCTTCTAATATTTTACCTTGGCAATCTATTTCTATTTTTACATAATTCTTTACCTTACCAGACTTTGCTTTATAGGTTTTATTAGGTATTACAACTGGATAAGCTATTATACCTTTACGTAAGCACCAACGCTTTTCTGTTTGCGTTCCGTCATTTACAAATTGGTCATTATTCCTGAACCTCATCTACTTTTATTCTATTACTTAAAAATTCAATCATTGCAAATATCTGCTCATCTTTTTCTTCCTTGGTACCTACTACCTCTTTTACTCTAACCCAAAAGTGTATAGACTTAGGTTGGAATATATCTTTTAATAACTGACCAAATCTTCTCATTGGTCTATATATTTTGGTTGCTCTTGTTACTTTCATAATTTAATACTAAATAATATTACAAATACAACTGCACACAGATAAACAAATAGTTTAACAAACGTGTTACTTAATATAATCTTTTCTAATAACTTTTTCATGATTATTGGTTTCTAATTAATTCCGCAATGTTTTGTCTCCATTGCCATTCGTTTTTTCTATATTGTAAACTAGTGCACCATTTTTTCCATGCTCTAGTATAAGAGTTAGCACCATACTTTTTTTCAAATGCTTTTACTTGTTTTAGCTTCTTAGCTATCTTTTTAGGGCTATAATCTTTAAATACCATTTTATTATTATATTTCCCCTTTAAAACCTTGTGTGGGTTCTAGCTCATTACATAAGCTAATTATTTTTTGTTTGTACTTTTTTAATTCTTCCTTAGTACCATGTGCTTTGACAATTCTGCCTTCACAAATAAAAATAAAATCTTGTTTTTCCATATTGTTTTTTTGTTATACAGCTAATATATAAACATTTTACTAACAAATTACGATATTAACGAAATTTTAACGTTTTACCAAATATGATATTGGCCTTTATTAGGATCTTCTAATTGGCTTGTTATAGCATATCGCATAGCATCGATCGCATGATTGTAAGCATCTATTGGTTTATTTAATACATTTCCTTGCTTATCACTCATCCAAATATAATTCCTTAATTCGTTTATAAGATTTTTACTTTGTTTAGTAATATATATTTTATTCTGGTTTATTAAGCTTAAACCGTGATTTATACTATCTCTGCCTTTCTTAACAGGATATACCATATGTCCATAATGGTTTAATTCTGCTATTGATTTTGGTTCTGCACTATCTGCATAAACTATTTCTGTTGCATTATATGATTTAAGCAAATTACTTATATCCCTATTTAACAAACCTTTTTTATAAAATACTTCATCGAATATATAAGCGTCGTTGTATTTATATAATGCCACCAAAGTTGTCGGATCGTTGCTATAGCCAAAGTCCATTCCATAACATAGCAACCTAGCTTCTAATGGTAATGTTATTTCTTTCCAATCTGGTATACAAACACCTTCTAAACTTCCTGTTTGTCCTAATCCATATACTTTCCACCAATTACTCCAGTAATTACTTGTCTTAGCTTTTTCTTTAGCCTTTTCTATTTCTTTAATAATAGAATCAGGTAATGCTTCATTATCTTTATAGGTTAATACTATATGGTCTACATCATCTGCGGTTAACACTTCCTTATCTACCCAAAAGGAACTTGTTGGATTATAATCTAACCATATTTCGTTACTTGTCCTAACCATTAATTGTTGGTAAGCATCAAATGGTATATTATTACACTCGTTTATATATAGATCTGTACGTCTTGCTCCCCTTAATTTATCCGATTGGTCAGTGCTAAAGAATTCTATATAACTACCATTAGTAAAATTATATTTTAAAATAGACTTATTAAATTGCGCGTCCCTGTATCTATTTAACATCATCATAATCTTAAGGAAATCTTTTAATGCACCTCTTCTTAAATGCGGTACACTTTCTGAAACTATGCTTATTTCTAGATTAGGATTACGTATTGCTTTGTCTATTAATATAGGTATTATACCAAATGTTTTACCAGCGGATGTACCACCACAAACCACCTTAATACGTTTGTTTAATTTATGTAATTTACGGATAGCTGTTGTTACTTGGAAACTCACAACTCAAATATTGGTTGTTCTGTATTTAAAGTTATATCTTTTGTTTCCTTTGGTTTACCTGCGTAGTAATGATAAAACAATTGTACGTATTTAAAATCACCAGATTCAATACCTTTTTGTAATGCTATAAAAGCTTTATCTTCTAATGGACTTAATCTTTCTATTAATTGGACTTCTTCCGACTTAGATTTACGTCCTGCGTTATCTCTTTTTCCTCCTCTCATTGTTTGAAAAAAATTGATTAATCAAAAGTACAATAGAAATTATTAGCATTTGTTAAATAGTTAATTCTTTTTGTAATCTTTTAATCTGTTGTTTAGCATTAAACAATTGGTATTTTAAATCTGCATTTTGTCTTTTAAGATCCTTTGGCTTTAACTTCTTATATTCCTTTTGTATCTTTTCTAATACAACATCATAGGATTTTTTTAAGTAAGGGTTTTGCTCTAACCATATAGGAAAGTTTCTTACTGCGTATAATACAGTAGCATGGTCTCTTCCTACAGATTCACCTATTGCTTTCAGTGTTAGATTAGTATTATGTTTTAATATAGTAAAGTACATCGCTCTTGCTTCTACTACATTTCTTTCTCTTGTGTTAATTTCTATATTAACTGATAGTTCATCGTTAATTATAATTTTTAATTCATTTGCTTCCATTATAACTCTGTTTAAATATTTTTAATGCTTGGTCCATACCTGCACATATTTCATACTCTTCCAACTCTTCATAGAATTCAATAATAGCTTCAATATGTTTTGGATCCGTACCATTTACTAAATCGTGTACTGTTAATATAAAATGCTCGTCTATTATATCTCTTCGTTTCACTAAGCATCTAAAGTTCCACGTATTATATATTCATTTAATTCTCTTTCTTTTTTTACAAAATACTGTTCATATACTTTTAAAGCATATTCCACTTTATCCTTACCTGAATTATAAAAATTTTCTGTTACGTCATAAGTTCCTAAATCTCCAGAGGATTTATCTATAGCAAAAAATATAAAGTTGTTCCATTCTATATTAAATATTTTACAATATATATAAACTTGTATATCATAATTATATTTTTTTGCTGAATATTTAAATGCTTTTAGATCTGAAGTTGTTTTTAAATCTGCTATATATCCATTACCTAAAACATCTGCTTTTGCTCTAAATGGATAACCTTGCACTATATCAAAACCTGGTACTTCAAATTTAGCATCTCTGGTTAATTGTTGCCATACATCATTTTGTAATAAAGCATCCACTGTATACATTGCACGGTCATAATCTTTTCTTGTATATACAAAATTAGCATTACCAACTTCTTTAACTTTTTCTTTATAAGCTTTTGTTACCGCTGACTGTACCTCTACCACATGAACAATCTTATCTACCTTATCTGGTTCTAATGCTGCTAAATGTATCAATCTCCCAGTTTTAAATGCTGGATTATCAGATGTGTAATTTAAAGATCTAGCATATTCTTTTGGTGAATCCAATAGGTATTTTATAGAAGAGCTACTTAATGCATATTTTCCTAATTCTCCATAGTAAAAAGAATCATCATACATTTTCTTTAATAGCTTTTCTTTATCATATACATCACCGTTAAGTAATTGTATTTTTTCTCTCCTTTTGCTTTTAGCGTGTATACTTTTTAATTCATCTATAGCAATATAACAAGTTGCTTCACTATGATAAGAAGGGTTTACACTAACCGCTAAAGCTTCTATCTGGTCTGTTGTGTTAAATACATAATCCTTTTCCAAAGTAACAGTTACGCCATCCTTTGCCCATTCTTTAAAACCAATCTTTGGTGTCATAAATGTTATATTTTTCCAACTGGCTTTCTTTATTACTTTTTTCATTCTTTTACAAATGTATTATTTTTCATTGAACCTTTACGATCTTTTATTTCATTGTAAGCACTTTTTATGCAGTCTTCTATATTAAGACCTTCTAATTTTGCTAAGTTAGTTAAAACAACAACTATATCACCTATAGCATCCTGTATTTCTGCCATATTATTATCCAATAAAGCTTTTGCTAACTCTCCAGCTTCTTCTTGTAGTTTTACGTATTGTGTTTTGGAATCACCTTGGCTATATATTCCTCTAGCCTCTGCCCATTCTCTTATTAGGTTAAATTGTTCTTGCATAGTATGTATAAAATTTATTATTAATATTCTCTATATTATATTGCTTATTACCTTTTAATCTTAATGGTTTCTTTTCCATATCCACAAAAGGTATCAAATTTCTATAAGCATCTTTTAGTATTTTTTTACCTTTTCTTTCTTTATAATCTAAAGCTAAAGCAAACAGTATTACATCTGTACTTAAAAAAGGGTTACGTGCTTCTATTGTATGCGTCATGCTCATCCTATCTATTCTTATATGGTGGTAGTATGGTAATTCTTTAAACACATCGTATTTTTGTGTGTCCTGCATCAAGCACCTACCATATCCACCAAACAATTCATCTGCACCATCTCCTGTAATTACAGTGTTAATACCTAACTCTTTTGCTTTTTTAAATAACTTATATTGTGGCATTAAACTACCATAGTCTAAATTATACTCATAGGCCAAAACAGCATCCTTATAATCATCATCTTTAAATTCATCATCAATATATTCTATTTTAAATCCTAAGTAACCTGCCATTTTTTCAGCATTTTCTTTTTCATTATTTTCTATGGATATAGCTTGGAATGGTATATTGTTTTTAATTAAATGGTAAGCCATAATACTACTATCCAAACCACCACTAAATAATAAACCTAATTTACCATAGTTAACAACACACCTTCTTCTTACACTTTCATTAATTAAGTTTACTAATGCTTTTGGATCTACGTTTTTGGATATGCCCATTTCTGCTCTTTTTAAATAATTAGCAGAATAAGTTCTTGCTTTATATGCTAAGCTACATTCATTATCGTATCTATAAAATTGTCCAGGTAAAGCTCTATATATATTTTGAAAGCATGTATTCATTGTTCCCATTTTAGGAGTTCCCATAAGCATATTATTATTTCTTAATGGTTTAATTTCAGAACATATACCAATATTAGAATAATATAATTGTTTTTTACCTAGCGGATCCGTAAATATAGTTACTCCTTCTTTGTCTATTATACATATAGACCAAAAGCCATCCCAAAGCTTATAATCCTTTTGGAACTTTTTATTATTTTCTATTCCTTTTTCAAATAAAGATTTTAAATAATGTATATCCGATTTATAGCTACCAAACTTCCTATAGTTAAATATTTCACCATTAAATAATAAATAGCCATTTTTTAACTCTATAGGTTGCACTAAACCAGAACCGTTAGAATTAATTGGTAAAGAAGCAAAATGTACATGCCAATTATATATTTGTTTATATACTTGGTTAACACCACGGTGTTCTATACCAGAAGGTATTTTGTTTTTAGTTATCTGTATCCCGCACATAATTTATTAATAGAATATAAATCAGATTTAAAACAATGTAAAGAACCAATCCATATATGCATATTTCCTACGGATAACATAGTTTGTTTGCAAACATGCTGTAACAACCTATAAGTCATGTAACAATCATTTCTAAAATGCCTAACTATATCACAAGATCTAATAAGGTAATTAACATTTAACTTTCCATTTTGGTAATAAAACCAATATCCCAAAGTACAAGGCACTCTTACATTATTATTAGATTGGTCCTCCGGATGCCACACAGATAAAAAGCTTTGCCTGTTATAAGGATTATTTTTTAATCTTTCTATTATATCATTTAAGTCTCCATTGTTATATCTTCTACCTTTTAAATCATTACACCAATATCTTTCCATATAATTATGGCTAAACTTTCCTGTAGATCTAAAAAGTTCCTCATTGTTTCCGTTTTTATAATAAGGCCAATTTTTATATTGCTTACCAGGATTTATAGGAAATCCATTTATCCTTTCCATAAAATGATCTTCCGACCAAGGTAGATCCGGATTAAAATACTCCTCTACATTATCTATATCTATAAAAGATAAATTAAGATTATACATTTCTACCAAGGGATTCTTTTTATCTATCTTTACACTTTGCCATTCATTATTATTGCTGTAACGCCATTCTGTTAGAAACTCTTTATATATTTCTAATACTTTGCTATGCATCTTCTTTTTCTGTAATATCATGGTCAATACTAATATCCTCTTTGTAATTGTTTAATGCACCAATATAAGCAGCTAAATCCAATAGGTTATCTTCTTTATGCTTATGGCTTTGTCTTGCTAATTTTAAAGCTATCTGAAAATAATAAATATCTTCCGCATCCAAAATTTTACCTGTAAGTATAGAAGCTATAACAGCTGCTTTCTTATTACACAAACTAAAAGGTCCATACTGTCTTTCTTTTTCTTCCAACCTTTCATTTACTATTTTATTGGCTTTTTCTAATATATTCATTTGTTATTAATTTAATTTCTAGTTTATTAGTATACATGTACATTTCGTTTAGATTTTTTATCAAATTAGATATAACCCTACGTTTTTTTCTATCCTCACATTTTTCAAAACTATCTAAAAGAAAATACCCAATGCAATTAAAATTTGCTTCGTATAACTGTTTTTGTTTTATTATCATTACGCTAATATAAACAATTTATTAACAAACTAATTATATTCCTTATACAATTTTTCTAAATCGGATATAATTTCTTTTACACAACTAGAACAACTACTGGTTTCCCTCTCTTCTTTAAATACTCTGTTATATATTTTTAGCAACTCTAACTGCCAAGAATAACTTACTTGATTCCTTGGTGCACTAAACCATTTAGTTAAAGTTGTATGTTCTTCTTCGGTTAAACATTCTGGTTTTCTATAGCTCCACATTTTATTTAACTTTTCTTTTCTTTCATCACAACCGCAATCTTCACCTGCTAACCACTTAACAGCTTTTTTAATCCCTGTTGCTTCCGTAATTTTTTCTACAGTATCTCCTAAACCTTCTGGTGCAGAGTCATAATTTTTTTTCCATTCTTTGTACGCTTTAGTACGTTTATCTTTAGGTTTTTTCATAATTTTTTGTATTCATCCCAATCATCTTGGAATCTGTCTTTAATTTTAGTTTTACAATTTTTTAATGTATTAAAAATACTTACCCAACTAATACCAGTCTCCTTGGCTAGTTTACGGATACTCATATCCGTGTTTTTATATAATTCAAATAGCTTTTTGTCATACCAATGCCAATTTTCTATTTCCTTATCTATCATTTTACAAATGTCATTATATGCTTCTTGTTCTTCCAAACTATCCTCGTAGTTAATTTGGTAATCATTTATATTAACCTTATAAACTTTATTCTTAGCGTTGTAATATTGGTAATAAGTTGTTTTTAGTGTAAAGAAAATATATCCCCTGTTTGCTTTTCCATTGGTTATTATCTTATTAGGATCAGCGTACTTGTGTAATACAATATACATTTCCTGTACAATATCTTCTGCATAATCATATTCACCAAAAGAGTTTACTATTCTTATCCATTCCTTATGTTGTTTAGCAACTACTTCTAACCATTGTGACACCTATAAATATAATCAAAATTTTAATAATTCGCTAACATCCGTTTTTCCACCATGTAGTATATTATTTCCTGCATATTCAAAACCAACATTATCTATTGACATTCTTAATTTTATAGGTTCATCAATAGGGGTAGGTCTACCACCAGTTTCTACTTCTTTTATTTTTCTTACATGTATTTCACTAATCATCCATTTGTTAGGATGTTGTATGTATCTATGTATAGTAAAAACATCATCAGCTCTATTACCCCATTTACCACCACCTTCTACATCTGCTAAACTAGGTGGCATAGGTAAACCATACATTTCATGTTCTTTACTATGTGTTTTTCTTAAAGCTTCTGTTACAGCATGTGCATTTAACCAAATGGAAACTTGTTCGTGTTTACAAAACAATCTAAATTCTGTTGCTACTTGGTAATCATATTCATGTGTACTAATTCCTTTAAGCAAGTTACGATCTTTAATTAAAGAATTATAAGGATCAATTAATAAACCATCATATTTAAAATCCCTCCTAATTAGTTTAGCTTCTGCTAATAATGTTTTATAATTATATAGCTCATCCACTTCTATAATTTTAAAATAATTATTTAACCATTCTAAATATTCCTTTATCTGTTCATCCGTTAATTGATTAACTGTATGACCTGTTTTAAATTCTATAATCTTTCTTGCTATACTCTGCGAAGAATTTTCAGCACTAAATATTAACCATTTAATATTATGCTTTATAGCATAGAGTAACATTAAGTATAATATAACAGTAGTTTTACCGACATTAGCGTGTCCTAAAATTAAATTAAAGTTAGAAGATTTAAAACGTATAAATTCGTCTATTTCATTAACACCAATAGATAAACCTTGCTTTACTCTACCATACTTAACATCCAATATCTTTTTTTGTAAGTTGTCTATATGTGCAAGCATTATGCAAATATATCATCAAAAGATTCAGTTCTATTTTGGTTTTGTTGTGTATTACTAACAGAGTCTTTCCATGGTGCTTTTTGCATACTACCATCGGTCCAAACTACTTTACCATTTCCAAAGTATTCTTTTTTAGCTTCAGAAGTTCTTTCTTCTTTAGTTTGAGAATGAAACAATTGTACGTTTTGCCCATAATCATTAACTTCATCGTTAACTTTCATGGTACCATTTAAAAACTTACCATCTTTCAATTTTTCTTTGTTTACTTTAGAGAGATCTATGCTCCAATTTATTATTCCTGCCATTATTTAATTATTTAAAAGGTTATCTAAATTTGATTTTACCGGACTTGGTTTCCTATACTTATATCCAACCGTGCTGTTTGCATCATCATCTTCTGCTTGTAAAGCTAATAAAGATGTTAATGTATATCTTCTATAATAAGTTATAGCAGATCCTATTTTTTGTGGGTCTTGTAT